GGTGGCTGTCCCTGTGGAGGTGGCTGTCCCTGTGGAGGTGGCTGTCCCTGTGGAGGTGGCTGTCCCTGTGGAGGTGGCTGTCCCTGTGGAGGTGGCTGTCCCTGTGTCGTAAGAAGACTCATAGATCAGTGGGTCGACATACGACCAGTCATAGACCCCCTTTGACTCCGCTTGGGATGCATTGGCGTAGCGAGTTCCATCTGGACCCCAGACAGGAACGAAGAAGGTTGTATCCGTGTTTGTAGAGGTGGCCGTTCCGGTATCCGTCGCCGTTCCGGTATCCGTTGAGGTGCCGGTGGAGGTGCCGGTGGAGGTGCCGGTGGAGGTGCCGGTGGAGGTGCCGGTGGAGGTGCCGGTGGAGGTGCCGGTGGAGGTGCCGGTGGAGGTGGACGGGGTCGTAGTAGTTTTCGGGAAGGTGGATACTATGGACCCTATGAGGCTGTCGAGATAAACCCTCGAAGGATCCGTTGGGGCCTTGCGGACGGTCAGAGTAATAAGATCATTGATGTCATCTTCCGCCATGGGTATTAGGGCATAACTATCGTCCTTAATCGTAAGACCGGATGCGCCCTCATAAGGCTTTGCATCTATCAACTGTGGCTTCCCAGCATCGTCCACAGCATAGAGATAGCGATTTCCGTTTTCATCGTAACGGAAGTAAAGGGCCTCTCTGGATACGCCATCTGGCCCAACAACATTTTTAGTAAGAAGGGCCAACTGCTTGTAGGCAAGGGGATCATTTGGATCTGGCTTGTAGTCAAGGGGGGTAAGAGTAAGCCCAGCATCATAGAGCGCGCTGGCCCCCTTCAAAACGTCAAAGCCCTTAACGACAGCTTGGTTACGAGAGTTCAACGCAGCCTTATCGACGGCGGGATCCTGAGCCAGCTTAAGGGAGTTCTGAAGTTCCTTCACACTTGAGTCGTAGATTTCGGAGGCAAACTCAAGCTGCCTGTAGTGCGAGAGTTGCTCGGGGGTAAGGTTGCCCAGACCAACAGACTCATAAGAAGCCATAAGGGTTCTGACATCTGCCGCAGCAGAGGAAGACATGCTGATCTTATCGTTGAGGTTTGTAAGCGGATTACCAACCTCCTGAGTTATGGCTTGGTTCCGAGCGTCAACCTCACCAAACTTGGACTCTATGACCGAAAGAGTGTCGCGTATTACGGTGGATGGATCGCCTCCAAAATAGGTGTCGGAGGCTTTGACCATGGCCGCTTTCAGGGACTCTGAAAGAGCCGTTGAGTTCAGGCTCTCAAGTTCCGGCATAACAGGTTTACCTATTATGGAGTCGCTTGTGAGTGCGGCACGGTACATGGAGTTGGAGGCGAGGAACTCGTTCAACCGTCCTTGGCTCGCGGCTATCTTAGCCGCATCGAGTACGGCTGCAATACCGGAGTTGGCGGGAACCGGTAGGCCTCGGGTGTCAAAAGCAGGCTGGGTGACCGGAGTTGTGACGGGATCTGTTTTAGCAGGGGGGTTAAGTGTGTCGAGGACGGTCTGAGCGCCGCGCTCAAGTGGGTTATCTGTCGCCCATTTCTTGACGTCCGAGGTTACTGTATCCCCAAGGACCTCGGCGGCAATGTCCCCCGTGACAAGGCGCGTCACGTAGCTGGAAACTTGCACGTCGGAAGGAGTAAGACCAAGAGCAGCATAGCTCTTCTTAACAACGTCCTCGGCGTCCTTGACGGTGGTCCCGTACATGGACCGTTCGATGGCTTGGACGTCGGGGTTTGATTGGTCCGGGTTACTTAGGGCCTTCTGACCTTGGTCATACTTAACGGCATCGAGGATCTTCTCAAGTTGCATCCCGCCCTTCAAGGCGTCGTTCGTGTATTTTGTAACCTGATCCTCAGACGCAGTTACACCGAGTGCCTTGAAGGCATCGACCACCTCAGCACGAGCATCGTTTGAGGTATACCCATAGGCATCTTTTTGCAGGCGCTGCGCCCGTTCATTGTCGGGGTTCTGGTTGGCCCAATCAAGAGCATCACTCTTGATCCGGTTTGCCGCATTGCCAATCTGAAACTCGCCACGGCGAGCAGAATCGACGTACGCCTTCAAGGTCTCTGGGCTCGGGGGGTCATCGCCAAGGGCCTCAAACCCCTGTCGAATTAACTCGTTAGCATCGACGGTCGAAAACCCGTAGACGGCCTTTTGGACCATCTGGGCACCCTCGTTGTTGGGGTTCTGCTCCGCCCAGTTAACAATGTCCCCTTTAACAGTGGAGGTGAGATCATTGAGTGCTATCTCGCCCTTAAGCGCACGATTGCGATAGGCGTCAAGCTGCTCCTGTGAGGGAGATCCAATGCCCGCTTCCGTAAACCCTTTCCAAATGGCGGCGTTGGCCTGCTTGTACGTGTACCCATACTTTGCTTTTTCAATAATCTGAGCAGTCTCATTGTCTGGGTTTGAGTTGGCCCAGTTCAAAATGTCAGATTTAACTTTGCCATCCAAAGCGCCAAGATTCAGGCCATCCTTCTTCGCAATGGATGTGTACTCTTTTAGTTGTTCCGGAGAAGCTTCAATTCCAAGGTCCCTAAACCCTTTGGCGATAGCAGCCTCAGCCTCAAGAGGAGTAAATCCATAGGCACTGCGTTGAACTATCTGTGCGTTGGGATGATCCGGATATGCATCTGCCCAATCGATAGTGTCCTTGCGAAAACCCGCCTGAGCCTCGTCAAACGTGGCATCACCATTATAAATTTTTTCCGCCCAAGCTTTGAGAGGGGGAAAATCTTGGATGCCCTCTTGGTTGGGGTTAAGACCAAGGTCGGTGTAAACGGAGTTTAGTTTTGTTGCGGTGTAGGAATCAAAATTAGCTTTTTCCTGCACGAACTTTTGATTGACGTCGTCAAGGTACTTAGCGGCATCCTCTGCGGCAAAGTACGCAATCATGTCGGCGGACTTCGCACCCTCCCACAAATTATCGGGATTAGAGAAGGCCTTGTAAATGTCGGTTGAAAGGGAGAAGCGTTGCTTCGCCTCTTGATAGATAGCGGAGCGTTCCGCCATGGGGATCGTAGCGTCGGAGAGTTTTGTTCCAACCTCCTGTGCCAACTGCTTGCTGACGGCAGTATCCGTTTTAATGAGGTCGATGAAACTTACACGGTCAGGGTTTTGAACAAACACGTTTTCGTAGACTTGATTTCCGTCCCCGTCATAGTAACCCTCAACGGGCCGCGACTCTGTCCAACCAGAAGACAAAACCTTCTGAGCTGTGGGATCCCCGGAGTAGTCATATAGAGCAATGGAAAAAGCACCATTTCGGGCAGACTGAACGAACATCTTCTTTTTTGCGTCTACGGTATCTTCCGTAGGTACGTCGTATGTGACCTGAACCTCCCTGCCGCCCTCCCCAGACTCCGTTTCAAACGAAGTGGGTCGGCGCTCCGGCATGGGGATGGTATCTTCATACCCAAGCCCATCGCTCTGGAAAAACTCTAGGGCCGAAGTTTTAACTTTCGATAGCGCGTCATTGATGGTTTTGCTAAACCCAGACCCCGCCATGAGGCCCGCCGACAAGGCACCTTTGATAGACCCTGCCGCAGCTTCGGCAAGGCTCATGCCGCCTACAGTAGCCCCGGTAAAGGTGGAAGATATCGCTGAGGTAAGGGCCGTGCTTACCCCCTTTGCGATGGCACCATTGGTGATGGCCTGACTGACCATTTTCTCGATGCCGGGTCCAATGGCCCCGCCAATACCACCGCTGACCGCGCCAAAGAGGGCTCCTTTGCCGATGTCCTCCCCTTGGATCGCAGCCATGATGGCACCGGTTCCGGCACCTATGACGGCCCCCGTAACAGCGGACGCAATGACCGCAGTCTCAATGACGGCTGCAATAGCGGCAGTTAAGCCAACCGCCGCCGCAGCTTGAGAAACAGCCCAACCAACAGCGGCGGAAATGACCATGTTAGAGCCTCTTCATCCAAGCAACCTCGGCCTCAACATACCCCATAGCCTTGAAAAAGTCGCCTGCCTTGTTTGTGTTCTTGGTACGGGTGATCCTAGACACGACCCCCATTTCCCGCTCCACCTTCTCAATGAACTTCGTCAACCCACGGGCGCACTTTGCACGGTAGGCTGGAGCTATGTAGTGGGAGTCGCACACGGCAACCTTAACGGTCTTGTAGTGTAGATGATACTGTATGAAATCTACAGAGAACCCAACGATGTCATCTCCGTCCCATGCCACACAGCAAAGAAGCTTGCCCTCGTTTTGAAGCTGTCTATATACGTCCTCATCCACGTCTGGTCGGTGGTCCTTTATAGACCCAACCTCATTCCAATGGTCCTCAAGATACCTCGTTATCTTAGGCCACATAACATCGCAGTCTTCTTCAGAGTATGTAATCATAGCATAGCCTCATAGCGAATAGCGGAGACCTTTTCCTTTCCGTTCATAAGAGTGGTCTTTACTTTTTTGAATTTTACCTTGCTGGCATCAGCAACCGTGTCAGCGTCTTTTTCTTCTTTCTGGGATACGACGGTGACCATCTTTCTAAATCCAAGATGCTTAAGGGTCTTGGATAGAGCGTTTATCCTTTTTGGGATATTCATGGGCTCAACACTGTTGATGTGGAACTCTACGCTCCTGTCAGGCCTTGGTTGAATGACGAAGACGGTGTTCCCAAGTTGAACGAGCCTTGCTTTCTTGGCTTTTGCCGCAGCCCCGATCCGGCAAAAAATTGTTGTTGCATCTTCCCTAGACATACCCTGACTGATCAAGGACCTGATGATGATCGTTGGTGGGTAGAAGAGACCTGTTTTAGGATCTGCCTTGGGGAAATCGGCGGGGAGGTTCGTAGAACTCTTCGCTGCGGCGGGGGTGGGTTGTCCCACGGGGAGTTCGGCGATGCCTCCCCCGGCAAAGGTCATCTCAGGTTTCGGTACATAGGGGGCTTCCGGTGCATCAGGAGCAGAGATGTCCGGAATGTCCATCATCTCAGGAGCAGCCTGCCTAGGGTTTGCTGCGTTAGACAGGATGTTCATGGCCAAGGCGCTTTGCTTCGTGGACCGTGGTTCGGGGGCAATATCGCTTGAACCTTCCAACACGCTCAAGGTGTCCGCCGCCTTTTCGTCCAGAGGCTCCGAGGTCTTCAGGGCGCTGTATGGCTTGATTGACTCGGGGTCCACGCCCTCGTACTTGCCAAAGATCTGTTCGACAAACCCCTTGGACGAGGCCTTTGCTTCGCCGCCATTGTTGGTGACCGCCTTGTTCCCGACAGCCTCACCAGCAGGGGTGTCGCCGCCCTTGAGGAGCTTCAGGGCACCCCCAGCGCCCTGTTGATGAGCAAGATACAGCATCTTCCCATCGGGGTTCTCCACGCCGTTCTGCTGGAGTACGGCTCGGTTCTGAACAGCCAAGCGCGCCGCAGCGTCTGCCGAAGCCGCAAGATCGTTCGGATCCTTGAGGTCCATGGCCTTTGCGGTGCGGTCCGTGAACTGGAACGGCCCCTTGGCGCTGCTGGTTTTGCTAGCAAGGTCCGCTCCACGGCTGCTCTCTATCTCATACAGGCGGTCCAAGTACCCCTGAGGCAGGCGGTACTTGGCTTCCAGTGAGGCAAACAGTTCTTTCTCAGATGCCATTACACCCTCTTTGATTCGCGCGCCCTCTGCAAGGATACATTGGCGCGAAGCTGCTGGATATCCTCGTTCGAGGTCCTACGCTGGTTGTCCTCGGCCTGTCTCTGCTGGAGCTTTCTTTCGTCCAGATCGATACGAAGAGCAGCCTCTTCAGATTTCAGCTTAACCGCCTGCTCACGGATGTCCAGATCCCTTTGCTGAAGTTGCACAAGAGGATCGTCGGCCTTCTCAGGGGCAAGCTGCTGCAAGACCTGTTGGATTAGCTGCGCTTCGATAGCAGCCGCCGCCTTTTGGAGCATTTGCGGGGGCGGGGGAGGAGCATTCATCACATCGCCTGTCACGGGGTGAGGCATGGCGCTGGAAGCCTGATGAGCCTCCTGCGCATGCTGCTGGACTTGCTGCATGGCCATGTGGGTGACGTGTTCAAACACGTGGGCCAGCAAGATCCCGTACACCTGAGGGGAGGTTTGGATCAGATTGGACTTAATGAAGCCGATATGCGCCGCCATATGCGACTGGTGGTCCTGATCAGGGAACGCCTTGAGCTGTGGAGCCCCGTTGGGGATCAGCATCGCCCTAGCATTCTCCATGGCCGGGCCGTCAGGCTGCGGCTGCGGGGGAGGCGGCAGGATTAGGTCGATGTCCCGGACGCCGAGGGCCGAGTACATGCGGTGATACGCCTCGTACTGGTTGTGCATCTGCGGAGCAGCCTGCGCCAGACGCAATTGCTCCTGCGCCAGCGAGATACGCTGCGTCATCGAGAAGATATTGGGGTCCGAGACGGGGACGATGTCGATCCGGTCGTCGAAATCCTGCGCGAAGATCTCTTTTCCGCCCTTCACGTCGTACGGATAGGCCTCCACGCTCTCCTTGATCGCCTGCGTCAGAAGTTTCAGCTCCTGCTTCTGGGCATAGTGCAGTCGTTTGTGGACCGCGCTTAACACACGGCTCCCACGCTCCAGCAAAGCAATGGTCGTACCGACCGGCATCTCCTGATTGGAGTCGGTCATGCCCATATCGGACGTTCCGACGAACTTTTCAGCCGCTGAAACGCAGAAACCAAGCAACTGCATGAGCGTTGCGCTGGGTTCCTTGTACGGAAGAGGCATCAAGCTCTCGCGAAGGCTTCCGCCGGGGGCGTCCACGTCCCGCCACTCGCCCGGTTGGAGCAAAGCGCCCTCATCTTGGATCCGCAAGCCCTTGGCCTTGAACCCGGCGGGCAAATTCGACAGCGTTCCAGCGTCGATGAGTTGCCGAAGGATGGAAGTTGAGCTGCGAGCAAGGTTTCCAAGCATGTGAACAAGGCCAAACCCGTAGAAACCAAGGCCGGGCATGAACTTGTAGTGGACAAAGTACTGGCGCTTGCGCTTTTTGGGGTCAGCCGGGTCATAATTGCGCCGGATCGCCAGCACATCGCCCGTATCAGAGTTGATCGTGACGATGTAGGGCAGCTTGATGCCCGTCTCTTCGTCGTTCTGGTCCTTATCCTCGAACCCTTCAAGGTCCAAGTACGTGTGGACCTCGTACAGGGTGTAGTTTTCCGTCTCCGCGCCGGGCTCGATACCCGAAACGGTGTCGATTTTCTCCTCGATGACGTCTCTTTCGATGTTGTCGGGGTCGTCAAGCTCGATATCACGGTAGAAACCGGACACTTGCTGCTTGCGAAGGTCATTTCTGCTGACCCGGATGACGTGCGTCACACGTTCAGCGGTCGCCAGATCCCTCGCACCGTAGGGTACAATGAGATCCTTGGGCAAAACGTAGGGTGAGACCGCCCGTCCGAGGTCCCCGTCACGGTAAACCTTCTTAAAAGTAGACCCGCCATAGCCCAGATAGTACAGCATCTGGTCATAGTCAGGATCATATTCCTCCATCTCCACGGTGATGTAGTAATTGAGGAAGTCCTTGACCCGCTCGGCCTGCTGTTCCTTGACCGGGTTGCTTGCTCCAAGGATCTGCGAGCGCACTGGACCGTTGGACGGGAGCATCTCCTTGTAGGCCTGCGCCTGAAACTGCGTGACAGCCTCGTTCAGGATGGGGTGAGTGACGCCCGTGGACCCTTCAAAGGGCTCCGTCCGCTCGTCGTACTTCAGGCCAAGGAGCGTGAGCCCCTCTTCGTAGATCTTCTTCCACTCCTCACGGCTCTCGTCGTCTTCTTCGATGAGGTCCAGAAGCTCGTTGGAGATCGCTTTGAGTTCCTGCTTTTCAAGGACCTCGGCCAAATTGTCACCGAAGCCGATGGATGAGATATCCTTGTTCATGGTGGACGAGCCGTACGTGATTACCGCACCGCCGTCCTCGTCCTCCTCGATGGTGTAGTCAGCCTCAGCCTCATCTTTGGGCTCGTCCAATACGACGTCAGCGCCCTCCATCTCAGACCCATCAGGGGCCTGCATCAGGCCTTTTTCGATACCGTTGAAGGAGGATTTAGCCATTAGTAATAGACCCTAGTTGATGGATGCCGGGTTATTTCCATCTCATAATCGTCAGGGTGGCCGATGAACCCGCCCTGTCTAAACCTCATCAAGGCTTGGCTGGCGCAATCGACATGGTCATCATGTTCCCCGAATGGGAACGACGCCAGTTCCTCAACGACCTCCTCGGCCCACGATGTATCCGGTCTCCAGATCAGCCCTGACTCGAACAGTGGAGAAATCGAGTTCACCCTAGAATGCTTATCATTCCCACGGGATGGCGTAAAGTTTACAACAGGAATGCCCATGTGCCGAAGTTCCTGCGTGAGCGGGGTCCCCGACGCCTTGGCCTCGATCAAGACCGTCTCCGGATCCCAGTACTTGTACTCCTCAAGTGCTATGCGCTTGAGATCCGGGAACTCCCACCGTCCCTTCTTGGCGTCCAAGAGGATCGCATTGGGCGGCGAATCCTCGGTGGGGAAGAACACCCCCCACGTCTGGATGGCGCTAAAGTCAGCGGTCCGTGTTTTGAGGAACGCTGTGTCGTAGCTCTGGATTATGTACTGGAGCCGGGGGATGTCCTTCTTGTCCCAGACTTGCCACCAGTCCCGCTTGATCAGAGAGGAGGCGTCGGAGGTAGGGCGCTGCATGTACTGCGCTTGCCACTTCGATAACGAGATCGAAGCCTTGATCTTCTCCAGTTCCTCCAACTTCCAGTATTCTGGCCATAGGGGTTCTCCGCTATCAAAGATCGCCGGGAACTCCACGATCTCCCACTGGTCGGCCTTGGGGTCCATGGCCTGTTGCTTGATCAGGCGGGCCGTCAGGTCGGCGTCCCCCCACCTCGTCATAACAATGATGATGGACCCGCCGGGTTGCAGACGCTGGCGGGGGCCAGACATGTACCACTCCCAAGCATTGTCCAAGGCAGTAGGGCTCATCGCGTCCTGTTCGGAGTGCGGGTCGTCTACAATGAAGAGATCAGCTCCTCGACCCGCAATACTGCCGCCCACACCGGCTGCGTAGTATTCGCCGCCGTCATCGGTCTCCCAGCGGTATGCCGCCTTGCTGTCGGCCCGCAGTTTCACATCAGGGAATACCTTGCGGTAATCCTCGCCGTCCATCAGGTTTCTGACTTTGCGACCAAACCGAATGGAGAGGTCCGCCGTATGAGTCGCCTGCATGATCTTCTTCGTTGGCACACGGCCAATGAACCAAGAGGGGAACAGATAGCTGGCGAACTCTGACTTCGTGTGCCTCGGGGGCATGTTGATGATCAGGCGCTTCAGTGTTCCGTTGGCCACGGCCTCAAGTTTCTGCGCCACAATGTGGTGGTGCTTACCGGCCACGAACCCCGGCCAAACGAACTTCACGTATTCGATGAAGTTGTCGTGGGCCTTCTTCGACGCTTCAAGTTGAGCAAGACGGTCGTAGAGCTTGGCGAGCTTCTTAAGGTTGTCTTCGTCAATGCGGGGAGCAATGGGCATGGATATTCCATGGGGGTGGGGGGTCCGGGACCCACGGTACTACAGAATATAGATGGGGGGTAGGGGATCCTAAGGCCTTCTGTTGACAATCCGGGGTCCGTGGTTTTTTACATTTGCTACCGTAGCGTGAAAAATCGGGTTTTACGCGCGCCCGCGAGACCCGCGCCCTGTTAGGGGGGTGACGGGTTTCCGACAGGCCTGCGCTGGGGTCTGGACCGGGGCCAAGGGACCCATGGCCGTGGGGCGCGGCCATTGCGGCCGCATCTTTCTTGCGTGGTCGACGCATTATGTTGTTGACTATGTGTTTGCGTGGGCGCACTATGTTTAGGTGATTCGCAATCGTGCGACCACATAAAAAAGAAAGCGATTAAACATGACCGACACTATGACAAACATCGGCACCGCTCTCGCGTCAGTAACCACGGCGCTCTCGTCACTGACGCGCGAAATAAACCACACGCGCGGGCTTGCATCGGCGCTCGAGGATCGTATCAAGGCGCTCGAGGCGCTTGCTGACGCGCACCCTCTGGTGCCGAGCACGACCGAGATCCTGCGGGCTCGTCAGTTGACCACGTTCGAACGTGTTGCGCGCCCCGTGCGCGACGGCCAGTGGTAAGGGGGCGAACATGACCGATAGCTACATCACTGTGGGCGACGGCGTCACGGGCTTCATCGGCCCGGACGCCACGCGCCTCTTGCACGCTAGGACCGTTAAGCACGCGCTGCGGGCTTGCAAGCTTGGTTTCAGGCTGACGCGAACCGCGACCCCGACACGCTCGTTTGCGATGGCCAGTAAGATCACCGGCAAGACGTACAAGCGTGGCCAGTATGACCAAGCCATCGCCGACGTGAACGGATGGATATGGGCGATGGAATCCGCCTTGCCCGTCGTTAAGCGTTGACAGAAACCGTCCTGGTGATCATAGTGATCACCAGGACGAACATAGAAAGGATCATCCCATGATACAGACAATCGAAACCGTTCTCTTCACCGCCACGTGGCTCTTCATCGGCGCTGTCGCCGCCCTGTCTCTGTTTTAAGAAAGGACCATCCCATGACACGTCCTATCCATACCATCGCCCGCGAGATCATCGCCGACTGGAAAAAACCCTATTTCGGCGCGGTCCCCTACTTGGGGGCCATGCAATCTCTGGACACGATAGATGACGCCTACGGCTATGACGACGCGCGGTCGATCATCGCCTACTTCATGTCCAATGCCACGACGTGGCGCGGGGCCAAGGCCCGCGAGATAAAGGCGGAACTCAAGGCCTTGACGGCCCGCCGCTAATCGCCAGAGCCGCGCCGACTACGACCCCGGACCGAAAGGCCCGGGGTTTTTTTGTGCCCGCCCTCTTGAGTAATTGCATCTTAGGCCCGCGAGTCGGGGGGCCGAGGACCGCGCGCCATGATAGGGTGCGACACTTTGTCGCATTGTGCGCGCCGTGTTTCTCTATATACTTGCTATGTTGACCAGCCGCAGAAAGGGCTTTCCCATGATCAAGAACGCGCAAGAAATGCTGACTGCCCTACGCAAGGGCCTCTTTACCGGCGTTATCCTATACCGTGGGCCAAGCCTATTAGACGGCGCGCCCATTGTCGTCATCGCAAACCGTATCACGGACGCTAGCACTAACAGTAAGACGGGCGCGATGGTCCAGACCTTCATCATACGCGCTGACGTCGACCCCCTGCGGGCTTTGCGCGAGGGACTAGATAGCAGCGTCTGCGGGGCTTGTATGCATCGGCCCGCGAATAACGGGACCTGTTATGTTAATGTTGGGCGCAGTGTCGCCAGTGTATACGGGGCCTTCACTCGCGGCCGCTATGCAGAGCCCGGCATTGACTATGGCCGCGCCATTCTCCCAGACTTGTTTGCCGGTCTTGCCTTTCGCATGGGGACCTATGGGGATCCCACGGCCGCGCCTTTCCAGATCTGGCGGGCTTGCACGTTGAACGCGGCCGCGATTAACGGCTATTCGCACCAATGGCGCGATAAACGGTTCGCCGCTTTCAAGCTGCTATGCATGGCCAGCGCAGATAGCACGGCCGACCACGCCGACGCCCACGCCGCAGGGTGGCGCACATTCCGTGTCAAGGCCATCGGCGCGCCGAGCCTACAGGGCGAAGTCACTTGCCCCGCATCGAAAGAAGCGGGCCAGAAGACCGTTTGCGCTGACTGTAGGGCATGCGGGGGCCAGAGCGCCAAGGCCCGCGCGTCAATCGTAATTGAGGCCCACGGCGTGACCGCTAAACGCTTTCAGGAGGCATGAAAATGAAACGCTTTGTAGTAATGGCCACCAAACACTTTGAAATTATCGTAGAGGCCGAAAATGAAGACGAGGCCTATGACGCCGCGTTTAGCGTTCCACTGGACCAGTGGAGCGACGAACATGAAATGAATGTCGAGATAGAACCATTGATAGAGGAGGTGTGAACATGGTCACGACAACAAAGGAACAAAGGCGCGCCCTCGGGCGCGTTTATGCTCGCCGCCCGCTCGAGATATCCTATCGCGCCTTCCGCGCGACAGTGCAGCCCACGTTCGGGTGCGATGGCGCGGTGTGCGTCCAGTGGCAGGGCATGTGGCTCTGTATCGAGCGCGACGGCTATTGTCACACGTGAAACATTGCACCAAAGGCCCGCGCTCAAAGGCCCGCGCCCCGGGGGGAAACCTCCGGGGCTTTTTGCGCGTCAGATCCGACCGTCCGCCTGTGCGATTGGATCTAAGGCCCGCGAGCTATGCGCTGGATGCATGGGTACAATTGCATCTAAGGCCCGCGCCGCAGCGAAGTCGAGGAACATGGACCACGGATCGCTGTAGCTAAGTGTCTGATCCGGTTCAGCTTTTCCCGTGGCATCGTCCCAAAGGTCCGCGACCCGTGAACCATTGTAGATCCTGAGAACTTGAGCCTCAGGATGGCTGACCATGTTCCAGACGCATGGCGACACTCGAGATCTCGCGGTTTGCCATGCAATTTGCGCAGGTCTCCACAACCCGGCTGTTTTGTAGGCCTTGGTTTTACAGACCTTTAGCTCCACCCAGATCTCAATAGGCGATTGCTGGCCTTTAGGGGGCCACTGATAGGCCCCGTTGATGTCTGGGATACCTGCCCCTACCCGCGCCTCGATTCGCGTCCAGTGGACGTTTCTGGACGTTTCTCGCTTCAGGCGCTTCCAGATCTCGGCCTCAGTCTTCACTGGTCAATTTCCTCCACCATACGCTGGCGCTCTTCCTCCGGGATGAAGTCGGGCAGCGAATCAGGATCCCGAGCATTGGCCACCATATCGATGGTGGGCGATGTCGAGTTCATCAGGATGGGGAACTGCTGCTGTAGCTTGGCAATCTCGGCGATGACGTCCTCGCGGCTCATCTGGTCGATCTTTCCCACAAGGATCTCGCTGCGGGAGATATA